TCCACTTGATCGGGTCGGCCGAGCCAGACCAGGCATCATGGTTGCCACCCACCATGTACAGCCAGCGGGTGCGAGAGATAAACCACTCGGCCAGCTTCCAGGCCTGGGCAGCACTGGTGGACTGGTTGGCATACAGCCTGGCCAGCCGGCCCACCCAGTTGTTGGTGGTGTCACCCACGTTGGCACCCCAGACCCCCTCGATCTTGGTGAGGTCCGAGTGCAGGCGCAGCTGCTCGAGGTCGGTGCCATCGTCATCGACGTGCGGGTCACCGAAGTGCAGGATGCCAATGGGGCCAGCAAGCTTAACCTTGACGGGGATAAGCTTGGTGGCCTCCTGGTACTCCCGCTTCTTGCCAAACTGCTTGATGCGCAACTCGACCAGCTCGTCGATATCCAGGTCGTCATCAGGCAGGGCCATCACGGTAAACTCTTCCTTGATTTCCTCGCCCGTGATCCTATCCTTGAACGTGGCCCTGGCCCTGTCGAGCCTGGCCCGGAAAGTGGCCTGCGGAACCTTGGCGGCCAGTGCGGCCCGGTAAACACTGCCGTGCGTCTTGTAGAGCTCGAGGGTCTCGAGCATCACAGATTCTTTAAGTGCTGGGTATGCCATCGCTCTCCACTTTCAAGTCTCCCAGGACAGTCATTTTTTTAATCATGCCTTTGGGAATAAAGATCAGGTTTGCGGTGTCTCCGTCGTACCAGGTCTGGGCTACCATGAGCCCGTCCTTAGTCTTCTTCATCAGAAAGCCTACGGTCCAGCAGGGGGATGGGTCTGGCTCTGGATTGGCACCGAACATCCAGCCATCCAGGTGATACGCATCAACCCACTCGACGATGACCAGCTCTGGCCCGACTTGTTTAGACATAGCACGCCCCCCTTTGGCGCTACTGTCAGCGATATCTGTTACAGGGTGATTACCCTTTATTGATAGCGTGCGTGATGCCTATCCAAATGGCTGCCGCCACGGCCACGGCCACCGCACCGAAGAAGGCCAGGGTGCCATGGTCAGCAATCTTGCGCAGGCGCTTGCCAAAGCGTAGGTCCTGGCGAAACTCCTCGACCGACTCAGGCTTGTCAATGTCCACCCCGAGGATGGCAAAGGTTTTCTTTACCGCTCGGTCTGCAATCTCACTGCACTCTGGTCGGTTGCCGCAGTCCATTATTACCCCTTATATAAACCAAGTAATGATTGAATATCGAACGCTCCGTGTTACTGGCATGACCTCATGCGGGTACAAAAAGTTTGACGGAAACATTAACGCAGAACCTTTAGGCGGTTTGTATACAAGTTCACGATCAAAGAACCCAAACTCTCCACCCTCAAAGTTGTCATTTAGCGCAAACGAACAAGACACAATTCTAGGTGCTTGTAAAAAATGGTCTGTATGCTGCGAATAAAATTCACCTTCTTGATATCGGAGGAGTGTATAACCGGAGTCACCTTGAATTTTTGCGTGTTTAAATTTTTCGTTATATTGGTTTATTGCATTACCAGCACACTCAAACAATTTGTTATCAATGCTTTTTCTTTTTTCTTGATTTTGCTGAATAATAAAAGGGTCTGTGATATTTATCGCATCACAACGCCTTATGTCTCTACTTAACCCACCCGAAGTTGTAGTATTCATCCAATTTTTGTCGCTCTTATATTCAGTAAGAACTTCATCACACAGTTCTTCCGTGACTATGTTTTCAAACACAACAATATAATCACGGATATCAAAACTCATTATGAGAACCGTTTTTCAACAAATGTTGCTCAAGGCTGGGAGTCATTTTGAGCGGCAATTCTAGCGGCTTCTTTTGCGGCTTCTTCTGCGGCTTCTTGGTCTAATTTTGCTTGCCATACATCAATACACGCAGTAACCCAAGCGGGAATCTCTGTGACCAGATCATTTTGAATCATTGGAGAATCGTATTCAATATGACCGGATTCTTGGCCACGCTCACCCCATTGAAATGCCCAAAAGTTTTCTGGAAGACCGCATTGAGATAAGTCAAGGTCGCCACGAAAGTTTTCATTTACGCCAACGGCATTATCAGCACAAATAATCGTAATACGCATCATTTACTCCTAACAGTTCTCGGTTTTACAGTTTTTGCCTTCAGAGGATTTGTCTCCAATATAGGAGTCTGATCCTGTTGCCTTTGAAACCCCAAAGATGCCAATAAAACTTTCTGAGAAGTTTCATTAGACTTAACCATCTCGTTACGGAAACTTTCTACCGCCGCACCGGTTTGCCTTTGTTGCCCAGAGTTCTCAATCAAAAGCATTGGCATCCAAGCGATTGAACATTGATACTCATCCACCTGATTGCCAGTATTTGTGTCAACACCCTGCACCCGAGTAAACCAAGCGCATTGAAGACCGACACAGTCTTTTTTTATTAGTGGACAAAAAGTTCCGTTTTTAAGTTGCATAATTAGTCTTTAGTAGCGCGAATAACATCAACATATTTAACGGCTAAATTAATAGCGTTTCCACTAAATGTACCGGAGCCACTTGAGAAAGAGAATGGGTGACTGTGTGATCCACCCCCTCCTGTTGCATTAGAGGTTTTTGTTGAAGTGGCCGGTTGATCTGATCCTGATATACTCACATTAGCTGGGTCGGTGTTAACAGTACTATGGGGTACAGTATGTGTATGACTTGGAATCTCGGCAGTTGTAAGAGTTGTTGCGCCAGCAGAACCTGTTACGCTTGTAATTGATACCGAACCGGTCGGGGTCTGTGAAGCAAATGCCGTTGTAAAGTCAACCGATCCACCGGTGCTGGCGGTTCCGGTTACCACTCGCAAGCCGGAATTGTTGTAATTTGTTACATCTTTTGTCCACCCCGTGGGGGCCGTTGTTTGAGCAAACAACATCACCGTACCAGCATCAAATGCTGCGGCAGAGACAAATGACAAAACTCCAGAACCATTGGTCTGCAAAAACTGCCCTGATGTTCCATCAGAAGATGGAAGGGTTAATGTGACATTAGAGGCTACTGTTGCCGGTGCCTGGAATGCAACCCAGTTGCTTGAGTCAGAATCTGCAAACCTTAGATCGGACTGCGCATTCAATGTGACATTGTTGCCAAATGTCTTGGCACCAGTAATAGTCTGCGCAGATGAAAGGTCAACGAACCCATCTCCAGATACATAGGCGGCCACCCAGGCCGACCCGGTGTAGACCTTCATGGCATCGGCAACAGTGTCAAAGTACAGGTCACCGGCCTGGAGGGCAGAGCTGTCGTTGCGCACGCTGGGGTCGGAAGATTTAGGCCCCAGGTAAACGTCCGAGAAGTTTGTAATGTCTGCCACGTTGGTGGCCACTGTCGTGACATCGGCAGAGATACCGGCTACGGTTGTCACGTTGGCACTGATGCCTGCAACAGTCGTGACATTGGCGGCAATGCCTGCCACGGTGGTGACGTTAGCCGCAATCCCTGCCACGGTTCCGATATCTGTACCGTCAGCTGCAACCGTAGTCACGTCAGCAGAGATGCCTGCCACTGTGTTCACGTTTGCAATGTTGCCGGCCACTGTGCCAATGTCTGTAGCGTCTGCCGCCACAGCGGTCACGTCCGAGTCAATGCCAGCCACCGTTGTAATGTCAGCGGCAATCGGGCCAAGGGCTTGCACGTCAGCAGAGATGGCAGCCACCGCACCAATGTCGGTGCCATCGGCAGCCACTGTAGTCACGTCTGCGCTGATTCCAGCCACCGTGGTGACGTTGGCTGCGATACCCGCAACCGTGGTCACATTGCCAGAGATGCCAGCAACGGTATTTATGTTGGAAGCATTGCCAGCCACGCTGGTCACATTGGCTGAGATGCCGGCCACTGTATTGATATTGGCTGCGTTTGCAGCTACGGCCGTCACATCGACCACCGTATTCACCACCTCCGGGTCACCCGTGCTGGAGTTGAACGACAGATACTTGCCGGCCCGGTCTGCCTTTACTGGAAGGGTCATGTCAATGGTGGTGGGGTCTGTCACCGGCGCACGGATGGAGCGGTCTGCAGCCTCAGCATTCTGCTGGGTGAAGATGGTCAGACTGTCGAGCTCTTCATTCAGGCTGTTGGCAAACAGGTCGCCACCAGTCACGAAGTCTGTGGTGCGCTGAATGGTCCGGGCACCCACAATCGTAATGTTATCGGTGCCGGCTGTAAGCACCAGCGTTACAGACCCGGTGCCGTTGGCATTGATCGACACCGTGTAATCGGTGGTCAGGGTCAGGAGGGTATCGCCTTTGTAGACTTCGATATCGGTGGCCGCCAGAATCTCGAAGGTGAACGCATACGGTCCAACCCCGCTGGGTGCGAACACTATGCGCCGAACTACGTTGCTAATAGGGACAGCCATTTGAATCCTCCTGTTCGAAATCTAAGCGTTATCGGCTCATGGGTCTAGCGTTTACTTTTCTTCAATTGCACGAAGGGCCCCCTCGGACAATGGCAGGCTCGGTGGTTTGCGGCCGGTCTTGTCCTCGTATGCCTTACGCTGGTCAATCAATTGTTGCAGCTCTGGGAACTCCGTCAGCATCAGCTTCTTGGCGAGCTCCGTGTACCGCCTCCTGGCGTTTGTCAGCTTGTCCAGCCTTTCACCCTTAGAGGCAGGCCGCTCCATGCCGGTGTCCTTGTCAATGGTCATCTTGTAATAAGGGTCGGCAATGGTTGTAATGAGGCTGTCTGCCAGCGAAGGCAGCTCTTTCTGGAGCTCCTTGGTCAGACTTTCTCTTTGGCTCTGGGGCATAGTAGATATCTCTTGCCTGCTGTATCCAAGCACCTCAAGCGCAAACACCGATCTGCTCGGATGGTTGATCAGCTCCTTATAACGCTCAAACTGCTGGTCATTGAGCTTGATCATAGACTCGCCAAGGGTGTTGCTAATCCTGGGGAATCCACTGCGCAGCTCATCGAGCTCACGGTTAATTGCGTTGTATTTCTTTTCTTGAATCCTGGTCGGCAGGAATGCAGTTAGATCACCAAACCCCTGCTTGATTGGCTCATACCAATCATTCCGCTCCACGAACATTTGGCTCGAGAAGTAAGGCAGCCTGGCTCGGTGGGCCTGCACAGCCTCATAGACCGGGCGCAATGACATCCTCCAGCCTGGCAGATCAAGGTATTCGTACTGGTTTTCTGGCAGGGCCGACCTCTTGAACGGGTCGATATACCGCTCAAGGTTAGAGACGATTCCTGTCGGGGCAAGGCCAAACGTGCCCACGCTTTGGCCGACAACCAGGCCTGATGCCACCGTTTGTTTTTGGAATGCACCAATAATTCTTTCGAGCTGAGTGCTTGTGTCAAGCCTCTCCTCGTCAGACTGGGGTTTGACAATGGATGCCAGCTCGGAAAAGAACTGCACCATTGGTTGGTTTTCCAACATATAGTTGACAGTAGCCAAGCTCATTCCGAGTATCAGATTCTCTCTTGCCTCCGGGTCATCAATCTTGAGGGCGGTATCTCGCACGTCAGCCCAGCCAGCAACAATCCCAGAGATCGGGTCATAGCGTCCGTAGTTCACCCAGGAGTAAGAACCATCTGGCTTTTTAACTCCGACAGAATATGGCTCATGAGTTTGCAACCAGTTCTGGCGCTCTTTGGGGTTGGTCGGTCCGTAGCCGGTAATCGTAATGTTGCCGCCAGAAATGTAGTCGGCAAGCATAATGCTGCTGCCAACGGCCGAGCTAAAGCCCACCTTCGCTATAGCAACAGACCGCTCAGACTCATTGGTCGGATTGACAATGGCCTTCCAAAACCTTGGCATGATTACAGCCAAAGGAGTGCGCTCTTGAATTCGCAGGGCAATCTGCACCGGCGTTTTGAAAAACGGGAAGCCTAGAAGTTTGGCAAGGGGGTGAGCAAAAAACGATTGCGCCTGACCAAGAAACACGCCAGGCAAATCATCTTGAAACGCTCCAATGCGTGCGAACTCAGCTGCCTGGGAAAAGGTTGAGTCTGCCTCAATGGTCCGAAGGTAAACGTCCCTGGCCGCATTGGTTGCATCTTCCACAGACTTGCCGGCATCAAGAGCGGAATTAAAAGCTTTACCAGAAGCTTCTGCGGAAATCATCTCCATTTCCATGCCACGCAACAAAGCTTTGTAGCCCTCGTCAACCGTGGTCAGCACCCGGAAGCCTGGTGCTCGAGTGGCAATGCCAAGGTAGTCAATTGTCTTGCCAAGTGTAGTGTCTGGCAGCACACCAAAGTTTTCTGCCTTAGTGGCAATCCTAGACTGGTCAAACTTAGAAACCATGTCTGCTGGAATTTCGGTTTTAGCAGCGTCCCAAGCAGCGGCCAATGCCTGGTTCAAATACTTGGGGATAACCCGCACACCATGCAGCACCGCATCTTTGGCGACACTATCGCCACGCATCATGGCGGCCAGATATCTTTCAGACATCATCATAGACACATGGATTGGCGTGCCCAAAATGTTAAACAAATGCGTCTGTGGTCCAGAAACAATTGCGCTCTGGAATATCTCGGCGGCAGAGTCCAGGCCGGCCCGGCCAAGGCTCAACATCCTTCTTACAAAGTTTTGTTTCTGCTGCGTACCAGGCAAAGACTTGTAGAGCTGGGCGGCAAACCTTACCTTGTCGCGCCCACCCAACGCATCCAAAACCTTTTCTGCGTCTGTCATCTGGCCTGGCACTGATGCGCCACGCACCACGTCTGCCACGGTCTCCACGCCCTCGGGAATGGTTTGGCCCCCGGTTGGAGCAATGCCAGCCTGCTCAATAATCTGACGCATTGCGGCAGAGCGCCCAGCATCTGGTGTGATCATTATCCGATTCACAGCCAGGCCACGGCCGTAGTCGGCCACGTTTCCAAGAGATGCCGCAGAAGAGTAACCCTCGATCTGCATTAGCATTGCAAACCTGGCAAGGTCCTCGTCAGTCCCGGTCCTCAAATAGGTGGTTGCTGCCGACTCGGTCTCTACCGCCAGGTCAAGTTGCGCAAAACGAACAGCCATGGATTCGGCATCAGTAAATGGCCGGTCTCCTGGCTTACGGGTCAGGGTCATTTGCAATGCCTGACCTGGCGATATTTGGCGAGCCTCTGCCTCTATCTGCTCAAAGGTTCTACCGGCCCTGCGCTGCTGGTCAATGTAGTTCTTATAGAACTGGACCGAGCCAGACAAGAATTGCTTAATCGAATCCTCGGAATCAATAACATCTAGGTTGGGCCGAACTCGTGGAGGTTTGCCTTCTGTTGGCGAACCCTCAACAATGTCCAGGAACCTTCTGGCCTCTGCCTGCGAGACCGGCTCAACTATTACCTTGTCACCAATAACCCGAACCTGTTGCTGGCCAGAAAGAGCGTTGATCTGCTCTGCGGTTGCCTTGGGAGACTCTTGCGGTCCTGGTGGTGGTTTAACCTCTGGTTGGTCTCCGCTAGGAGTTTCCAGTATTTTTTCTTCCTGGGTTTTCTTTTCCAGTTTCTTTTCAATGCGTTTGGCCGGCTGAGTCTCTACCGGCCCAGCCTCTTTGGACAGGCCCTTAAGTATTCCAATGACCGCTTCACGCTTACCAGCAACCTGTACGGGTTCTGGCAGGCCCTCCGGGGCTGGCGGCATATCAATCGGAGGAGGCAGACTGTCGGGCACAAGCTCAGATTCGGTGGCAAACTGCTCCACCCCGGTCATTTGGTCAATCCGCTTTTCTAATGGTTTGATGGCCATTTAATCTTGCCCCTTGGGTTTTTCTACTGCAACCGGCACCGCTGCAGCTGCAGCCGGCGCAGCAGCCTTTTTCCTTGCTACCCGCTTGGTAGCCCTGGCCACAGCCTTGGTGCCCTCAATAGCGGTCTTGCCACCACCGCCGAGCTCGCCTACAAACTCTGTAACCCTAGCGGCCTTTTTCCTGGTTTCGTCTGCATCTTCTGGCACCAGCGGAATGCCGAGTGTCTCGTCAAAAAACTCCCGAACATCCTCTGTCGTTGGCATCCCCGTGGGCTTTTCTAGCCCGGCCAAGAAAGCATTGATATCTCCACCAGATGCGCCCAGGTCATACAGGGCTCGAGCAAAAGAGATAACATCGCCAGCCAACCCTACTGTGCCCTGCACCCCACCCTTGAGCAGGCCGGCAGGGACATCAGCGGCCATCTTGCCGAAGGTTGCCAGCGGCAGGGTCTTTTCATCGCCCGTTGGCGTGCCTACGGTCATTTGCTCAACCAGGCCTGGCTCGGGGGCAATCATTTCTGTGCCGTCAGCAAATACTTCTACACCCAGCCCCATTTGACGATTGAGCAGGGCATTCAGCATTACATCGTCATAATTCATTGCGCTGCCCCCGCTTTTACCTTGTTGCCGTTTTCGTCAATTAGCCCTTGTTTCCTAGCGTCTTGCCAGTCTTGATACTGAAGCTGCAAAGTATTTGCTTGGTTTAGGTCGCCAATTTTCTGGGCATCTCGAATCGCAGACTTGAATCCAGCCTCGGTTTTAATCGAGCGGCCAGCAACCGTAGTCGCTAAGTCTGTATCTGCTCTTTGAGCAGCGGGCTTAAGAATCTTGTCTTTATTGTTCGAGTACCAGGTAAACACATCCAGGTTGGGGTCTGCCCTTCTGGCCGATATCAAAGCAACATCCAAAGCATTGAGCTGCGCCTGAGCTCGTTTGCGTGCAGCATCTGGGATAAGCACAGACCCACCAGACATTCCTAGCTCAGATGCCACCGACTCTCTAAGAATCTTCACTCGCTCGTCTGAATAAGATTTAATTCTGTCCAGATACCTAGAATAGCTGTCCTGTGTCAGGCGGCCGGCATTGTTGATGAGTTCTTGTGCCGTGACCGGGTTTGGACCAAACGGGTTTGACAGACGCTCATCAAGATTTTTAACCAGAAGCTGGTTGTCCCTAGAGGCAAAAACGCCGCCGGTGTTGTCGTACTGGTTAAGTCGTTTCTCATAGTTGCCAGGGTCATACAGCCTAGTCTCCGACAGCACACGCCTAATCTCTGCCGGGTTGTTTGACCGAATAGCATCGGCCCACCTTACCTCGACTTCTTTTGCTCGCTCGGCATTGAACTTGGAAACATTGTCGATGGTGGTATTAAAGTCTTTCATGGCCTCATCTGCGGCCAGCATTACGTCATTTCTTTCGCCAGACTTAATCATGCCGTCTATTACTGCATTCCCAGTGCGTCCAGCCTTAAGCTGCTGGTAGGCAACAATTGGGTCTCTAGACTCATTGATAAAATCTTTAATAAAGTTTTCCCTGGCTATTTTTAGGTTTTTGGAAAACTCCACCATCTTTTTTTCTGGGTCAACTGTTTCCCTGGCCACCCCAAAAAAGATACTGCGACTGTCAATAATTGCCTGGTTCATTTCCTCATAAGAGGTTGCCGCACGAAACCTGGTTTCTAGATTGACCGAGCTAGCTTTTAGCGCCCTATCAACCTCAACATCTTTTTCAATCTGATAAAGCTTGACCTCACGGTCACTGGCCTGGGCAAGAATTGCCCGACCTTGGTTGGAGATTGTATTGACAAGACCTGCCGCTTGCTCCGGGCTGTATTGGCCAAGCATCCCCCCATATTTTTGGGCTAGTGCAGTAATAGACTCTTGGGCCACGCTCATGTTCATGCGGCCAGTTTTTACCTGGGTGGTAATTTCTGCCAACTCTGCTTGAGATTCCATTTCAAAATCAGAACGAAGCTGAATGCCCAGCAACTTGTTTTGCTGCTCACGCTCCTTCTGAGCTTGCCCAAAAGCAAACTCACTGATCCTAGTAAGGGCCTGCGAGATGGTCTGCGATTGCCTAGACTCTTCCCGTAAATTGGCAAAGTCCATTCTTGGGATATCTGCCGAGATCAGGCCAGACTCTTGGAAACGTGGAAGACGTGCCATTATGCGCCACCACCATACGTTACTACGTCACGGCCACCAGGGGCTTTGGTTTTGCCATAGCTTAACGCTGCGGTGCCGAGTCTTTCGGCAGCCGAGAATGTTGCCGTGCGCTGGGCTGTACGGCCAGCCTCTCGATAAAGCTCGGCCTGCAACATACCGCCACGCATAGCTGCATCAGCATCCTCCAGCAGAGTTGCGTACTCTCGGCCAGCGGCAGTATCGTTGGCTGCCCGTACAATGTCTGGGCTGCCAGAGAAGGGGTCAATGCCACCAGCATAGGCTCTAGCAGATATTGCAGCATTAGCCTGTAATCTGCGGCGCAGAACATCGTTAGAACGCTGTTGGTACTGGATGGCCCTGCGCTGGCTCTCAACCTCGGTCTGTTGGGCCTGTAGGTTGTACTGCCTTCTTTGCGCCTGGCCAGCTTGTAGTTCTCCAATGGCGCTGACAACGCTTAGGACCGTTCCGACTGTTTGTAAGGCTGGAAGAGCTGCTGCAATAGCTGCCATGTTATGTCCCCGGATAAGTGCTGATCTTGTATTCCAATCCCAGCAAAATCATTTTAAGAGGGATATCTTGCTCAATGGTGATTTTTCCCTCATCTGAATAGCCAAGAATTCCAGGCAGCGTCTTGGTGCCGGTGAACTCAGGCACCTCCTCATCGAGCACATTCGGGTCATCAAGGGACCTAAAAGGAACATTGGTGCCATTGATGATCAGGTGCTGGGTATCCTTCACGAATACGTTGACCTCCACGATTCGCTTCTTGAACCCCAGCCGGGTGCCGGCGGATATCTTGAGGTCTGCCGGCATGGTCACCACCTTCACCGCATAGTCCAGGCCGATCTGGTATGAGCTCGCAGCAGCCCTGGAAAATGTCACCGTGCCACCACCAGGCACCGTCTGGTTTGCCTGCACCGCACCATCCAGAATAATGTCCACACTCTTGCCAACCAGGTGGGCGGCAGAGGCGGAAGAGCCAGCCCCACCCGTAACGGCAGAATCAACAGTCAGCGTGTCATCGAACCGCTCAAGGTAATAAACCGTGGCAGAGTTGACCGTGCGCTTGACCACCGTGTAGATGGTGCTGATATCTACGCCCACATCAATAAACTCGCCATCGGTGGTGAACTCAGATGGGGCAATCACGTTCTGGGCTCGGAGCAGCGAGAAGGCCACCATGGTGCCGTCTGTGCCGTTGGTAATCAGCAGCAGGTCATTCTCGTCTGTGGCCACTGAGCGGCGCAGGGCCATGCGTGTAGGCCCCCGCAACAGGTGCCCTGAGAGCAGGGATATCTTGCTGGTGACGTAGGTCAGCTGCACGTCGGTAAAGGCAAACTCGTTCAAGCTCTTGCCCTGGCGCTGCACGAACAGGGTGCCAGACTCTAGCTGCTGGACCCGGATGCCTTCCTGGCTGCCATTGCGGGTCGTAGACTTGACGAAGAAGTTGTCAGGGGTGATTGGCTGGAGGCCTTCCTGGGGGCAGTAGAACTCACCGCCTGTTGTAAATACCTGAAGGTCTCGGCCCGCCTGGATATCTGTGATGGCGTTGAATGTATTGGTGTCCAGCGTGGCTTCAACGGCATCGTCATCCAATCCTTCTGTAGCCTCAAAGTCAAAGAAGAGGCCGACCTTAGAACCCCAGACCGTAGACGGCCGAGCCCGTGAGCCACCAAAGTACAGGCGGCCCTCATGGAAAGTCACCGACCGCGGGTATCCCCTGGTGTTAGACCAGACCGCCTCATAGCCTGTCTCAAGCTCCCAGTCATTGTTGGCAATGGCTGACGTGCTAAAGAATGGAAACTCGGTAATGGCCTGCACCACCGTGCTGCTGGTGAACTGCACAATCTTGGCCCTGCCCTGTGGGCTGGCATTGATGTACTGGCCAACCGAGGCGGCACTAAAAGGCGTGCCAGTGGAGGCCGTCAGCGTCACCTTGCCAGACACGGCCGAAGGTGTCAGCGTGCCAGCAGGGTTGCTAAAGGATGGGGAAAATGCGTATTTAGGAGTCGAGTCAAAGGTGATGACCGAGCCGGTCCAGTCTGCGTCTGTGGCCCCCCGCACAATCTTGACGGGCGGGATATCTTCTTGCACCACAATCAGCGTGTCAGCAGACTGCGTCCATCCCAAGGTGGAGAGCCTAGCACCCGTGAGCCCTAGGCTCGAGGTGTCCAGGTAATCCAGCGAGCCACCATTAAGGTCCAGCACCAATGAACCGTTTTTGAAAACAAACATCCGATTGTGTGTGAAGCACAGCATATAGCTGTCGCTGGTGCTGAACTCAAACGGCACCAGACGCACCCCATTGGCCGCAGACTCTGCACCGCTATTTGGCAGCTCTGTAACGTACCGCAGGCCTGGTCTGCGTCTTACTCCACCCTGGGGCTGCACCACCACATTGGTGGCCTCCTCAAGGGCATTGCCGTAGGCCGGCAGGTCAACCCGTGCCCGCAGCAGCGGGTCAATCTCACCCGTGCTGAAGTTGGTCTGGATTGATACGAATCGGGTCACTGGCGCACCGCAATCAGGGCGAAGTCATCAATGTAGTTGGTGGGCTGGCCCTGGCCATCCATTTGGATAGCGGTCCTCATGTAGCCACCCCGGCCGTTTTCAGACGGCGAGCCAACGGCCACGCCCTGCCAGTATTGAGCCTTGGAGTCCTGATCGGTGATCGGGTAGGACAGGTGCCAGGCCATCATGTATTTGAGCAGCTGCACAAAGTAGACCGGCATCTCAAACTCTTGCACCGCATACTGGTAGTCAATCCAGACTTCCTCGTAGTCGGTCAGCAGCTTGTCTTGGAATATGCGGTACTCTTTGCTGGGCCGCTGGCCGGGAGAGGCAGACGTAAAGATTGCCCTCGGTGGTCCGAGCCGGTCACCCGGTAGCTGGTACTCGTATCTGTACTCGGTGGTCGGGGTGGTCACCAACCTGGAGAGCTTGACCTTCTTAAAGCTAAATGACCAAGGGTAAACCAGCAGGGCCTGGTTCTTCAGGTCCGGGTAGAGCCGGTCAGAGATGTTGGCTGCGTCTGTGCCCTCGTTAAAGCTGGAGATGGCATTGGCCCCCAGCATCAGCAGGGCATCAGAGCAGATTGAGAGTGCGGAATCACCAGCGGCCATGTTATGTCTCCAGCATTGATTCTAAGGGTTTAACAGACAAAGTGATATCTTACAAGGCTATCGGCGCTCCAAGTATGTTTTTTGTTTTGCCAGACATCGAAAAGATGCCTTCGGTTCTGCCTTCTTGCTGGTGCTGCTTCAGAATCCGCACCCAGTTGTCGATCTGGTCCGAGCTGGCATAGCCCTCTGGTTTGCTGTATTTGTTGGGGTAGCCAGCCGCATAATTCTTGTCGCTTACGGTAAGGCCAATGCCGGCCATGATTACCTCATCAAACCCCATGCCGTGCCTGGCCCAGAGAGCCCCGGCTACACCACTAGACCCCACCGCATAGGACAGGGATGGCCAGATGTAGTCAATGGCCTCGTAGGCTTCCTTCTTGCATGGGATGTGCCAGGCAGTGCCCTTGGCTGTCTGCAAGGTCTTAGGCCTGGCGTGCACAATGATTGGCCGGTTGGCGGCCGCCCTGATTAGCAGGGTCATCTCACCGTGCTGTGTCCAGATGTGCTCGATCTCTGGCACCAAGCTGGCAGCATACTTCACGCCCAGGATGGTGGCATCTGGCCGTAGCTGGCGAGCTGCTTCTAGGTCCTCAAAAAGAGAAGGGGATGCGCCACAGATAATGGCGCACCCCCTGTGCTTGGTGCTGTACTCGAGCGGCAATTAGTCGCTGTCTACAGTACCCACTGCTGTAACGCTGGTCACGTCAACCACTGTGCCACTGTTGGCGTTAACAACCACAAACCCGAAGCCAGGCGTGCTGTCAGCAGCAGAGAACACATACATCAGATCACCGACTTTGAGGAGG